CTGGTTGAGCAACTCCACTAGAACTATAGAATGTTGGAACAGTTGAAACGCCAGCATTAATTACAAATTCAGTTGCACTGTTAACTGCGGTTACTTTAGATCCACAATATGCAGGGTCAGTTGATCTTGGATAAACATGAGTAGAAGATCCACTATCCAATCCACAAGTAAATGCTAATCCAGTAAGAATAACGTCACTCTTCTGTCCAGTAGTAGATAGATTATGTGCAGAAGATGTTGTAACTGTCATAATACCAGTTACATTGTCATAAATTGCATTCGAAACATTAACAGGACCAGAACCAGTGTAATTGCAAGTAAATGCGATTCCCGAAAGTGTAACTTGATCGTCACTAGAAAGTCCATGACTAGTAGAAGTTGTTACTGTGGTTACTCCACTAACATTATCATACAGAACATTTGATATATCTCTTGGAGCATAGAATACTCTATCAGTAGATATGGAAACTGAAGTGATGTTTCCTTTTGAAATTACTGCTGTTCCAATAGAGACAATATTAGACTCGGACACAGAAGAAGTTCTTATTGCAACATTGACAGTTTGAACTCCTACTCTATAACCAGATCCACTATTTCCTATAGCAATTGAAGAAATAGTTCCTGCTGCAGAAACTACAGCAGTTCCTCCAGCAGAAATTAATGGTTGATAACCAAGTCCTGCTGTTGATGCGACAGAAACAATAATTCCTCCTTTGGGGAAACTAGAAATTCCAACATCAGGTCCTAGTGGACTTGTATTTGTTCCTTGGAATGTAATTGAAGAAATTCCAGAAGATTCTGAAATAAGATATTGGTTCGTTACTCCAGGAGTTTGGAATACATCATTTATGAGAATAATTCCATTTTCTGTGGAAATACCAGAAACATTAGAATTGTTTTGTTTTAATGAAAATTCATTTTCAGTAGCATTAAATTGATCAGAAATATTATCAAAAATATAATTTTTAGAATAAGATTCATCACTAGAATTTGAAACACCAGATCTCATAAAACTTCTACCTTGGAAACTAGATCCAGTTGTTATTCCAGTCCAGTCTCTTTCGTCTGGTGGATTTGTTGTAGAACCAATAGGAACATTACCAAAAGGTGCTTCAACAAAATTAAGTTTATTATCAACAATATTATAGTTTCCTGAAATCTTAGTAATTAAAGTTCCTGTTCCATATCCAGACAATACAGTTCCTAACCAAGGTCTACGAACCCTAATTGTATTTGTACTACCAATTCCCACACCTTCTATTTTCATTATTTCAGAACCAATTTGTATCAAATCCGATCCAAAGAATGATGTTATTCCACTAAATGTAATTACATTATCAACATCTCTAACTTGATCAGCAAGAGTTGTTGTTATTGCTGTAGATACGATTGGTGATTGTATAATATTATCAAGAGCAACAATACATTTTGCATTTTGATTTACTGCAATAAATCTGTGAGAAGTTCCAATACCAACACTTTCAAGATCAACTACAACGGGAATAGATTTGAGAGCATTTTCTGGACTTGTTGCGATTTTAATTAAATTATCATTAATCTTTACTGCATATAGATTTTCATCTGGCAGGAAAGTTGTATTTGCTGAACCAACAAAACTTGCCGTAGCAATTCCAATTGCAGAAGAAGCAGTGCCAACATGATTATATCTCAATTTTTCTCCACTTACAAAGAAGTGATTTGGAATTTTAATCGAATTAGTCGATGTATTAATAATATCACTATTATTACCTAAGAAATATCTTTCAAAAATTGGTTCATTTTTATGAGTTAATTCAAACTCTCTCTTAATATCAGAGTCTGTTCCAAAATATTCACCAATAGCATCACCAATAAATGCATTGGTGAATGTTACTGCAGATCCTACATCTGTATTTTCATTCATAGATAACGCATTCATATAAACATTAACAACAGAATTAATGCTTGGATTTGGAGTGAATACAAGAGAAACTGTTCCACCTGCAGATACTCTTGAACCAAATGTTCCGAGACCAGCAGATGTTTCAATATTTGCATATTCAGTCATGTATACTTCACGAGTTCCTGATGTATCAACATAATCATCAACTAAAACAATTTCAGATAGTTGAACATTAGAGTTGGTAGTATCTGTAACCTGAGCTATAAAATATGCTCCATCATAAGTGTCTATGTATTCTGCAACAGTGTTAATTCCTGGAGATCCTGATGCAGAGATGCTAGTTGTTCTTCCTTCAATCTTAGATCTCTTTAAATCAATTGTTCCAATCCCAGTAAATGTATCACTAGAAAGACCAACTGTAACCGTGTTAATTGCTCCAGTAGTAGCAATTCCTACAGAAGTTGGGATAAAGTCAACTTTTAAAGATGACCCATCAATATATGCATAATATGTTCCAAGACCAACATCAGAATATTCAGAAAGACCTGTTGTTAACCTGCCATATTCTAACAATTCAACATTATTAGAATTATGAGTGACATTAAGTTCAATTGCTTCAAATTCTTCATTTTTAGAAATATCTGGATTAATGTTTACAAGAACTTTCGCACTAGTATAAGTTTTTGCAATTGATACAATAGTTTTAGTTGTATTTGATGGAATTGAAACACTATCAGTATCAATTAGAACGACTCCACCTAGACTAGTACTTCCCGTGCCAAGAAAAGAATCATCTAGTCCATATGATAGAGTAATAATGTCATAATCGTTAACTGAAGATCTAACTGGATGAAATTCCAAATTTGCATCAGTTCCATTAATTGAGAAATCAAAAGATCCTTGATCATAAGTAGACTCAACTCTAGCATATTGATTCATATATCCTCTAGAGTTATCATGAAGAAGATCAACAAGCATTAGTTGTCTTTGAGCTGTAAATCTTTTATCTCTCACATAAGTTATATACTTTTGAAGTCTTCTAGATGAAAGTGGAAAAGTATCAACAGTACTAAAATCTGTTGGTCTTGGATTACTATTAAACTCCCCACTTATATCATCAATTGAAAGAACTCTATTGCCAACAGATTCAAAGTAATCTGTCAAAATTCTGTTTGAGAATATAATCTCATCAGAAATAATACCTGAATTTTGGTTTAGATTATTTTCTGTTGCCAAATCAAAATCATATACACAGTTAAGACTTGCAAATCCATCAAGATGATTAACTGCGCTTACAACAGTTGTATTGGTTGTAAGTCCAACAGACATATTATTATTCGATTTTGATTCTAATTGATAATCAGAAAACTTTTTGAACCCTAAAGTGTGGTTCAAACTAGAAACAGAATCATTCCAAGTATCATATGGAACTTTAGATTTGAGTGAGTATGAAAAATTTTGATAGTAAAAACTATCTTGAATTTTTTGGAGATCTTTATTCAATACTCCAGTATCATTTTGCCATCCTTTTATGGATTTTGAAAAAGGATTTAACTCTGCATATGTTTCAAATGATTTGATAGATGATGCAACTCCTTGAGTTTCTGAACTTACACCTTTTATAATTTCACCAACAACAAAATTATCGTTCGAAGAAACTCTTAATGTTGTAATTTTTTTATCCCAACTATCAACAATTCCAGTTGCAGAATTTGAAGTTACGGTTTCACCTACGGCATAACTATTTGTAGTTAATTGGGTCTCAAATATAGGGAAATGCTTTTGTGCAAGAATTTTTCCAGAAGAATTTATCATATCATAATTTCCTGGAATTTGACTTCCAGTAAGAAGATTTGATATGTTAAATGAAACGTCTCCAATTCCACCAAGATTTTCAGTTGTTGCAGTTACTGAGAATAGTTGATAATCATAAGCAGAAGAATTATAACCTATACCAGTTGATCCAACACCAACACTTGTATTTTCAATTAAAATTTTATCCCCAACAACGAATGGGAAAGAGTTTATTGTACTAAATCCAACTGATAGGAATGCCGTAGCAATTCCAGTTGATGGGGTATAAGTTATTGAATTAACACCAACACCAGCTCCACTTTGAGTTGGAATAATAGTTGGAGTGACATTTGACATTCCCTCAGTATTTTGAAGAATTTCTATGCTTGATTCTCCGGGAGTTACTTTTAAATCTACATTAGGAACTACTTTATTAGTTTTTCCATCAAGAACTACCAATTTTGGTGATACTAAAAATCCTCTTCCAAATGATGTAATTCCAATAGATTCGAAAGATGCAAGAGAATCTATTTTAATTACTTGAGGTAAAAGAACTCTAGGATTGAGAGTTTTATCTGAAGGATATTTAAATCCAATATCTTTTATTGATATTGTTTTCATTGATCCAATACCAGATCCAAAAGTTTCGAAAATAGCACCACTACCAGAGGCAGTATTGACAGTAGTAATTCCAGGTAAAGAATAATAATTATTTCCAGAATTTGTTATGTCTACTTTAGATATTGGTCCGTAAGTATGAGTGCAATCAGTTTCATATGAAATATCAGCAGATGTTCCATAAGATAATTTTTCTGGGCGATTAGAAATAGAATATGTAAATGAAGTGGTTGTTCCAACTCTTATAGTATACTTACCATTGTAAAGACTTTCTTTTATTGTTATTTCATTTCCAGAAATAACTTCACTATCAATAGAAATTCTCTCTTTAATTTCTGGAATACTGCTTTCACCCAAAACATCTAACTTATAATATAATGTTTGTGGAATATTTTTATTGACAACCAATGTCGCTTTTGCTCCAACAGTTCCAATTTTTCCATCTTTTAAAAGTTCAAAAACACTACTATCATTTGTTTTATTCCAAACTTTTGTGAAATTATTATCTGTATAAAGATTAAAATCAAATGCAGAGTATAATACTCCTTGTTTAGTATAAGATAGTGAAGAATCTGAAAGATCAAATGTTACTGTTGAATCTTTATATAAACTAATGGGGGGGTTGATTGGACTAATCGTTCCTAAAGAAGCACTGCTTATTCCCACAGTACTTGGTTTTGATTGAATGGAATCAAAATAAGTATTTGATAGTTTTAATGTATTATTGTCTACCTTAACAATATAATACATTTTTTCATTTTCTAATCCTTGTGATGGGATTGAAGAAGTATGAATTACTTTATCTCCAGAATTAAATCCATGAGAAGATAGTGTAATTGTATCTGTAGAAGTGTTTACTCCAACAGTTCCAAACCCAATTGGATTTATTACAACTCTAGAATTGTAATCATCATACTTTACGGTTACAATACCAGTATTTTGTGGATTTACGTTTACGAAAATATTATGAGGGGAACTTAGTCCATGAGTTGCTGATGTCGAAACAGTAACTAAATTTCTTTGAACTTGACCAGTAATTACAGAATAATTTGTAGTAAAACTATGAGTATCTCCTGTTCCCACATTTCTAAAGAACAAAGTAGAAGAATCTGTATTAGGTCCTCCAACAAAATTACCAGTAGTTCCAAGTCCAACTCTAATAGTTGCAATACCAATTAAATCATCAGTTATTTTTGCAACAAATAAAGTTTGTCCATTAGATAATGTTATTCCAACACCAACATTTGTTTCATCTTGAACAATAATACCATTTCCACCATTTCCTGGTGAGTATGTTAATTGATCTCCAGTTCTTAAGTTATGATTTTTAATAAAAATTGTTTTAGTTGGAATAAATGCTTCAGTTGCACCAGATCCTGGATTTGCAAAAGAAATTGTTGTTCCAATACCAACACCAGCAGTTGTTCCTAGAGCAACAGAACTTGAAGGATCAAAATAAATTTGCTTGTTTAAAGTATATGCATAATCTGTTTTAAATCCTGCATTAATTTTAATTTTTCTTGGAACTTCATAGATGAACTTACCAATGGTGTGAGAGGTGCCTGTAGTCCCCTCTACTGCCCTCAAAACTCTAATTCTAGAGGATAGAGCATCTACGTTTAATACCTTTATTTTCTCTGTGCCAACTGAAAGAATATCATTTTCTCTTATACTTGGGTATGTTAAATTACCGTTAACCTTGAAGTAAGTAACGATTCCAGTAATACTATCATTTCCTATAGCAACACCAGTGCTTCCTAATCCAGCTATGGTCAATCTATTGGTTTGAATGCCAGCATTGTAGGTGCCTTCAATTCCAGAAGATGTTGTAGATAATCCAGAAATTGAAATAGTATCAAGATTTTCAAAATTATGTGGATTATCTGCAAAGATTAAATATTCTCCTTTAGATTCTCCTGGATAAAACTCAATATTTTCTAGAATACTAGATGCAACACTAATATTAGATACAGATCTTCCCTTTAATCGACTAATTTTTGCAGATACGTTACTTCCAGAAGTTTCATTGTTATTAAATACTAATTCCTCACCAATTCTATAATCATCGCCACCTGTTATAATTCCAACTTTGGAAATTTTACCAGAAGTTGTTGATACAATATTTGCAGTTTGTTTTAATTTATTTGGAATATAAACATACGGATATTCAGAGTCACCTTCTATTAAATTGAGTGGAAGTGTATTTCTTCTCCATCCATTTGATACAAGATCATAACTATCTTGATTTGATTCTAATTTAAAATTAAATTCATCTGGAATAGAGTGATAATTTTCTCCTATAACATAGGGAAATACTGGTTCTCTATATTTCTCAAATACACCAGAAGATGCAGAAAATTTACTGTTAATGGTTAAAAAATATGCATAAGTTCCATTTGGATAATCTGGAGTTACGCAAAATCTACCATTGTTCTTATCAAGAACGGTTTCGTCTACTACATCATAATGAGTATAATCTTCAATGAAAAATCCTTCTGGAAAAATAGAAGTTGGAGGTCTATTGTCACTAATATTCAATTCATACCCAGACTTCATTTGGGATACTAATCCACCAGTTCTCTTATTATATCCATATGGACCGTAAATTGGATTTCCATCATAAGCAAACCCAAGGATAGGTGAATGTTTGGATGATGCTTGTTCAACACCATTAACCTTTCTTAGATCACTTTCTCCATACAATACATTTCCATCTTGATCTACAGAATTAACAAATTCTCTAAGTTTTCTTGGAGCATATGCATGAGAATATTGTAATTCAGTTTGTCCATCGACAAGTAAACCATCATCACTAGTAAAATACGAATAATATTTTTGATATAAATTGACTCTCCACGATTTAATATTTGCTTTAAATTTGGGAAGAGTTTGTGTTGATCCTGAAGGAATAACGCTCAATAATGTAGTATCTTGAGAATACCCAGACCCAGATTCAATTATATTGACGGAAGTTAATAATCCATTTTCTATAATGGGAGTTAAGACAGCACCAATACCATCACCAATAATATCAATATCTGGATTTGAAAAATATCTGCTTCCAGAATTCAAAACAATAACCTGAACTATTTTTCCGTTATTGATTATTGGTCTAAGTTGAGCATCGATTCCAGAATCTAGTATTATTTGTGGTTGATGATCTAAATTTATAATTTCAGATGATCCATATCCAACACCAGAATTTTCAAGATGAATTGAAGTTATTTCACCCCTAACAATTGGTTGTAAAGAAGCTTCAAAAGTCTCAGACCCAATTGAAGATATTCCAATTTTTCCAGTAAGACTTACTGAAATATCAGGGTAATTAAAAACATGAGTTCCAACTCCAACAGATGTAATATCTACATATTGTTTTGTTCTATAATAAAACTCGGTGTCGGATGCAACTCCCACTTGAGACAACTTAAAAGAATTACTATCAATATTTGTCACATAATATTCAGTATCTACAGAAAGTCCAGAAGCAACGGAACCGGTAGATGTGTAATTTACTTTCTCTCCAGAATTATAATCATGATTTGCAATTAAAATAGAATTTGTATTTGTGCTAACACCTAGAGATGATGCCGGTGCTGTTCTTTTTTTATTTTCATATTCAGATCCACTATTAACAATATTAACTGAATCAATTACTAATTTTTTAGAAACAGATTGAAGAGAATGTTTACCAATACCGTAAGATGTTAAAAATACAGTATTAATCCCAGAAATAGAATCTGCTTGAGTTTTATGTAATCTAACAGTAGTATCATCAATTTTTGAAACAAAATACAATGAATTAGTTACAATTCCAATTATACCATCTTGATCTGAAGTTTTGTATACTACTTGCTCAGCATTTCTAAATTTATGATATGTTGAAAATCCAATTCTAGATTGAGTTGCTGCAGTTCCAACAATCACTTGATTTGATGTCAGGTCCGCAAAAAATTCTACATTGTGAGTTATAGATTTCATATTAACTTGACCTAGAGCACCTGATCCATTTCCACCGGAAATTTTTAGGGTAGGAGTTTCTACATAATCAAATCCAGGATTTACAACTCTAATTTCTTCAAAAGATCCAGAAACAGCTGCATATCCGGTTGCACCAGATCCAACAGAATCTTTTATAATTAAATTTGGAACATTTATTACGTCAATATTTGTGCCAGGAGACAGAATTTCAATATTTTCAATTTTACCATATTTTATTACATCTTTAGACTTATAATTTAATAATTCAACACCATTAATAAACATTCCAGTAAATCCTGGTTTAGTTTGATTAATAGTTCCATCATTTATTGGTTCTGAAAACTTTCTTAGTAGTTTTTGTGATTTTAAAGTTTTATTATTGAATACGTATGGTTCTATTTTGCTGGCAGATACAGTAGTTGTATTTGACAGTGATACAAAATTTAAATTTAAGATATCATTTCTACTTTTTGCAAACTGTACGGTAGATCCATTAATTCTTTTGATGAAATATAATCCATCATCAAATAAACCTGTTCCTCTAACAACTCTAGTTGCAGAACTACCAGAATCATCAATATAAGTTTCGTCTACTAATTCTGCAGAATAATAGATAGAATCTCCTGTATATAATCCATGTTCTCCACCAGAAGAAATTTCAAACTTATTACCACTAAATGTTCCAGAAAAAATAATTTCTCTTCTAGAAGTGTTTAATGGTAATGAATAATAATTTGGAATAGATGGTGATGCAACAAGATATTCGTTTCCATTTTTATAAACATTATCTACATCAGTAGAAATTAATTTTATATTCGAAAATACACTTGAAGATCCTTTTAAAATTTTTCTTTGAATCTTATAAGTCAAATTTAGATTTAATAATCCTTGACCTCTAACAAGAAAGGATTTATCAGTTAAAATTTCAACAATTAATGTTTCTTTTTCATTCCCATCACTTAAAATAAATCTAGCAATATCACCTTTTTTAAGATAAGAAGATACATTTAAAGTAACTTTATATGTATTGTCTGATGCATCCTTCAGTTCTACTTTATTGACTTTATAAATTGGTGCTACATTATACCACCAATTATTAGTTTTTTTATTATTTTCAGAAACTCCAAGAGTTGTTACATTAATTTTTCCACCTTGCAATAAATCACTTGTGTTTGATGGTATTTTAATTGATTGTAAAACGGAATTTACTCTAACCCTAATAATTTCATCTTGATTTAGATTAGATCTTCCATATGAAAATGTATTGATGCCAATGGTAGATGCATCAAGTATAGTATTTGTTAAATTACTAATACCAAAAAACTGAGTTAAAGATTTTGATGTATAAGATACAACACCAGTTGTAGTATCACTATATGTTACATGCAATTCTCCCGTCGTTCCAAAACCAACAGTTGAGTCTACATCAAAAACTGTTGAACCAGAAGAAACTTGACCTATTAGTCTAGTAGAAGGTTCTACGGTAAACTTACCATATGCTGCCCCATCTACATTAATATCCCTATTATATCCACCATCAAAACTAATTTTATAAAATGTCTGTCCATACCCTACAGATATTTTTTCAACATCTGTAATTGGAGCATATGCTTTGTTTGAATCAACTCCAAATCCATATTCGTTTTGATATAATGTAGCATTATCTAAATTTACAGGATCTCCTTCAATTGCTTCTACTACTAAATCATTAGTAATTTTGTATTGTGCATTTGAAGGTGAGATTAAAAAATCTCTAGGTTTGATAATTTTTACATCTTCATTATATAAAGCTTTAAATAAAATTTTAAATGATATATCTGTTCCTTTACTTAGATAAAAATCTTTTGCTTGCTTTATAAAAAGATTTTGATTTAATTCTGGAGTTAAAGTTCTATTTTCAAATCCAGGTAAAATTTGATTTTTTGTTTTTGATAAAAATTCCTTTAAAAATAAACAACTTAAATTTTTGATTAGTGATTTATCAGTATGATCATCAGATTCAGTTTCTTCAAATACAACTTCTTCTTTGTTTAGTTCACTTCTATATGAAGTAATTCCAACAAATCCTCTAATACATCCAGTAAACGAAAAAGTAGTTTTTCCAGTATATGTAATTATTTCATCATCTATTTGCAGAAGTCCATAAGAATCTGGAAATCCATTTGTTCCACTTGGAGACTGTCCAGGATCAACATTGATAGTCTCTGCATCAAATTCAATGTCTCCACTTAATAATACAGATTCTGATAAATTTGTAGTTTCATCTAATTTAATATACCTATCAATATTTTGAATAAGATCAACTGGACCACCCTGATATTCCTGACCAAGATAATATTGTTTTAAAAACTCAGAAATGAGTGGAAAGTCTTCCTTCACATATGAAGGAAGTTGATTTGATACTATAGTATTAAACTGGACTCTGGTTTCTGACATTTTATGATTTTATCTTCTTAGTATGAAATTGAACCGGATGAACTTGATGAACCAGCAGTTGATGTAGTTGATTGCTGCGTGGTTGTTGTGGATGTGGATGTGGAGGAACCTCCTGTTGGTGTCCCAGATGCAACAATTGTATCTGGACCACCCGAACGAACTAGATTTCCATTTGAATAACTGGAAGACACAATATAACTTGAAGCAGATGGATCTAGTCCAGATGCTATATCATCAACAATCATTTCAAAATTGCTGCTACTTATATCTAGTTGCAAATAAAGATCCTGTAATCCAACAACATCATTTGAAGTTGGAGTTGCTGCAATTTCAATAATAGGTTGTCCATCCTTTAATTTTGCACCTAAGATATTGACAGGATTTAATGTTATAATTCCACTTACATAATTAATAGTTCCAACATTTCTTCTAACAACTGTAGGTGATTGTGATCCAATAGATGGCAAGGTAAAAAGGAAAAGAGAACCTGTTATTCTATTTGTATTTGGAATATCTGATAAGTACACATTCTCTTGAACTCCAGCAATTCTAAATGCAGATGTCTTAATATTGTATCCACTCATATTTTTAATATAAAAAGAATTTCCAAATCCAATTTGATATTCTGCGAATGTATTTAAGACAACTCTTAAATCTCTCCTCATTCCAACAGTTGTAATGTTTGAAGTTACAGATTCATGACTATCATCAACCATTTTTAAGAATTTACTATATTTGAATCTTGCACCATACTTATTTAATTCAGTAGACTCAGAGTACTTTGTTGTATTGTTTTGAACAACTGTTGAAACATATGCTGCTGATGGAGCTAGATTTGAATTATAATAAATTTTTGTATTTACTTCTAGATACAAATATTTGAGATCTAAAATTTCAGGAACAATACCAGCAACTGCATATTTCTTTAATTTATTTTTTATATTTTCTTTTATAAGATTTGGTATAAAGTCACCAAATCTTGGTTTGATACTAATGAATACTTTTCCATATTGTGGAGGAATTAATTCTTCACCACCAAATACTGAAATAGATTCTGTTTCGGGATAAATTCTAGTAGGAATTAAAGTCTCATAATCATTTGATGTTAGTGCTCTATTTTGGGAAGCATAAATTCTTGGTGCAAATTTCTTAATTGATTCAACACCTTCAATAGATTCCCCACCAGATGCAGGTATTCCAGTGGTTAGAAGAGAAATTCCACTAGTTACTGTGTATTCTTGAGAATTTCTTGTGTAAACCAGTCTACCAGCAAAAGTAAATTGATTTACTCCATTTCCAGAATCACCATTAGATGTGATATAATCAACAGTAACAAAATTATTGTCTTGAAGTTTATTACCAAAAATACCATCACCAAAAATTATTTGATATCTTTCATCCTCAACTTCTTGGAGGTAATATACTTTAGAATCAGATTTAATATCAAAAAGACTATCTTGACGACTATACTTTACACTTCTAGTTGACTGCTGATTTGGTCTAACATTGACAGTTATTAAATCAGTATCGATTCCAGGATTTTGTAAAACAAATTTTTGATTAGGAGTTCTAGAACTATATGTAAAATTAGAAGTTAAAAGACTTCCTTCTGAAATAAAGATATCATTAAAAGATGCTACATTATCAACAACAGGAACTGTTATATCGTTTAATATACAAAAGGTATATGACTGCCTACCAAAAGAACCTTGACTAGTAGCTATAATACCTTTCTTAAGGGTTATTGTGCTAGGTACAGGGGTTATATTAGATGTATCAACAAAGAAACTAATTGATGATGTTGATGCTTTTCTAGATTTTGGAAGATATCCAATATTTCTTGCTAATGATACGACATTCTCTCTTAATGTCGCACTATCAATAAACACCTCATTTGCGACCATATTCGCATTGTATGAAGTGATGTATGTATTATATGCCAAAACATCAAGAATGGTTGAAAGGTTAGACCCTTCAAAATCATAGTCAGTGAAATTAGAGTTTTCTTTTAGATATTCTCTAAGTGTTGTTTTAACCTGACCAAAGTCTAGGTTTGTGTAATTAGCTAATGGCATGTTTACCTAGTTTGTTGCAAAACAAATTGTAATTCTTGTGGTGGAATATCAGCTCCAGTGACTTCATAAATCACTGTTACATCAAAACTATTATTATCAAAATCAGGAAAAGTATTAACTCTAATTAAACGAACTCTTGGTTCGAAGTTTTCAATTGATTCTGTAATTTGATCCTTAATGATAATTGCAGATAATTCATCAATATTGTCAAAAAGTGATTTGTTAATATTTGAACCAAAGGATTCATTAAAAAATTTCTCACCAGGTATTGTAAATACAATATTTCTTATTGAACGAGCAATTGCATTTTCATTCTTAAGTACAATAAGATCACTCGTCAGAGGATTACTCTGAAAAGTCATACTAATATCCTTAAAACCTTGACTTACCCTCTCTAAAGGCACAAAAATATGGCGATTATATCTTATTTATTAAGGTAATTTAGCAATTTTATTCGTAAAGTGGTTCTGGATCACTTTCTGCCTCAAATAATTCAGTTTCCTCCAAAGTATCTCTCTTTTTGGGTGTTAAATCATCATTTGAGATCTCACGAAGCATCTTTTGATGCTGATTATTTGCTAAATTGTCTAAAAAATCATGATTTGTCATCGTTTTTCTCCTTTTCTGATGAATTTTTTTGTTCTTTTGCTGTTTTCCAAAAATATTCGTCCTCACGTCCCATTCCAAGACGATCAAAACCATTTTCAACCTGATAATATTGTGTTGATACCTTAAAATCAGGCATCTTAGGTTCAACAGGTGTTAAACTATTGTCAAAAATCCTCATTCTATTGTTTGGATACAGTGCATACTGTCCATTATTCAATTCAATTAGATTATGTGACTTATGTTCAGCAGGATTTTCACTTGTTGCATAATCTATGACTTCAGGATCTTGATGATAGTTGTCTAAAGTGCAAATGTACGTACCTTTCTGTATACCAAAGTCACGAGTATACAATTCATAGTCCATACTACCAATAAATTGCTTCGTAACTGATACAATACCATAATCCATACAATTCCAAAATTGTAAATTAGGTAGATTCATATCAGGATCAGGTAATTCAGGTTCAGATACAAATGCACTAATAGGTAACTTATCATACATTGCAGCATATTCAGGTAAATATGTCTCAAAATAAAAAGTGCGCCCAGGTATCGACTTTGCCGATACCCAGACGCCTTTAACAAATTCACCATGACCACTTTGATGGTCAGTTAGATATTCTTTACGAACCCATACCTCTACAGAGGGTAAATTACATATAAGTGCTGCCATGATGTATTCATATAACTACACTATTTACCCTGACCACGATACCGTTTCTTTGCTCCATTACGAGACGATGCGGCATATTTTGTGTGCTTACCATTCCCTTGACGAGTTTTTTTCGGATGGGCTTCAATAAAATCTCCACCTGATAATGATTTACTTCTTGCTGCCATAATAACCTCCTAATCAAATAACACGCATCTTTTCATGACCCACTCGAATACGTGGATCACACCAAATCTCATATCCCATCTCTTTTGCATCTAAACAAAATGAGACATCCTCACCACACATGTCCTGTACACTCCCACTCTCAAAGACTTGCATCTTAGGTGCAAACCATGGGTATTCCATTTCCTCAAAGACTCCCTTCTTAATTAATACCCACCCAAATCCTGTATAATCTACAGTAAATGGTTTGCGTCGTTTTGAGATTGATTCGACAGTTTCGTGATTCATCACTCCACCATTCTTACGGAAATCATCCTCTTCTAACCAATGTGCGACTGATGTTGTGACACCATCTTCAGTTGCATACCAACCTGCAGTAATGCCTCTCTCGTCACCCTCTGCTGGAACACTTAAGTCACACAACTGCCAGAACTTGTTAGTGTCAAATACAATATCACTATCAATCCATAACTGATAATCATACTCTAACTTTCCATCCCATGGAATTTGCTTCGGTCCACGCAATACATTCGCACCTAAACACTTACATCGTGCAAAGTTTACCATTGAACTATAATCTTGACTGATCTGAATACTCATTCCATTCTGTACCATATCAAAGCACAGTTGTACAAAGTTCTTCAGAAATGTA